CGCCATGCAGAGCGTCCAGCTGCTGGGTGTAGGCCTGCAGCGCCTGGGCCAGTTGCTGGCGCTCCTGAGTCAGCGTGGCTTGCAGTTGTTCGGCATGGCGCCGGACCTGGGCCGCTTCCTCGAATCGTTTCGCACTGGCGTCGCCCTTCTGGTAGTGGGCGATCAGCTCGGACTGCTTGACCTGCTTGGCCTCCCCGTTGACCTTGACGGTCAAAACGGGGTCGGAAGCCTGCTCATCGGGCTGCGGCGATGCGTCGGGCTTGGCGTCGTCGGCTTGCGGCAGTGCCGGGCCATCGTCGCGGCTGTGGTCATCGCCGGCATCGCCGGAGTCGTCAGGCGCATCGGACACGCCGTGCATCTCGGAAATGCGGCGCACGATGTCGGCATCCCCGCCAGGTTCACCGGCTGGGGGGCCTCCAGCCGGAGCACCCCCGGCGGGGCCGGCGGCATCATCGTTCTGGAGGGGGAAGAACTTGCGGAATAGCATGGTGGTCAGATCCTGGTCAGGGTACCGGCCAAAGTCTCGAAGCCGTCGAAATCGGCGGCCTCGATCAGTGGGCGAGAGAAGGTAAGGCGAACCGAGTCCGGCAACAGCAGCGCATCGGCGGCAACGAACACGCGGCGAATGCGCAGCTCACGGTCCGCCGCTTCGCGGGCGACCAGCACAGCGCGCACCTCGGCCACGGCTAGATCAGCGTCTCGCGCCGGCCGGTCAGCCAGCCCTTGAGCTGCTCCATCCGGCTGCGCTCCTGCTGCAACTGCAGGCTGGCCATCCGGCCGGTTTCCATCGCCTGCTGGAGGTGCTGCTCGATTCGACCGAGCAGATGGACCGCGTGCCATAGTTGTTCGCGCCCTTCCCGATCACGCGCCGGGCTGGATTCCCAGGCCCGCATCAGGTCCGCCTTGAGGCTGGAAAACGCCTCCTGGTAGACCGGGTTGTCCATCACCTCCCGGGCCAATCCCGCCCGGCGCAGCTCCTGCTGCGGCGTTGTGTTCGGTGCGTCCATCATCGACCATGGCCTCGGATTGCGCGTAGAGCCGGCTGTACAGCTCTGCCTCGCGCTGGAACTGGAATTTCAGTGTCAGCTCTTCGCGCTTCAGCGCGATCTCGGCTTCCAGGCGCTCGCGCTGAAGCTGGTGCTCCATCTGTGCTTTCTCGCGCTCCAACGCGAGTTTGCCGGCGGCCTCCTGCTGATCAGCCTGGAGCTTGAGCATCAGCGGGTTCGGCGGGGGCGGCTTCGGCGGGCTGTTGGCGGGATCCGTGAAGAACAGGTCGGGTTCCTTGAAGCCCAACGACTCGGTCAGCTTGCGCGCGGCGTTGTAGAACTCGCGCGGCCCGCACAGCCCTATCTGGGCGGCCTGCTGCATCACCTGGCCGAGCATCATCAGGTGCTGGACCTGCTGGTCCTTGTTGCCCGTGCCGATGCCGACCGCAACTGAGAAATCAAACTGCGTGCGCCAGGCGCGCGGGTCGAAGTTCACCCACTGCCCGTTCACCCGCGCCATGCTGGCCTGGTCCTGGTACTGGCTGACCAGCTTCAGGATACGGGTAAACAGGTCGCGGAATCCCGTCTCGGCAAACACCCGCGCGATCAGCTCAATGCGGCTGTCGGCACGGTTGGTGATGAGGTTGACGCCGGTCGCAGTCTGGTTCAGGGCCTGCGCGCTGGTGCCTTGGCTGTAGCGCGTGAAGCCGGTGCGGTTCTCCTTCGCAACCTCCGCATACTCAAGCATCGCCTGTGCGGCGCCAAGGTCTGGCCGTCCCTCGCTCAGCGCACCCACAGCACCCGGCGACTTGATGCGCACCACCCCGCCGGGGCGGCTGGTCAACAGGTCATCCAGGTTCACCTGCCCATCAATGGCGTAGGTCCGGCCGTTGATCGAGTGGTAGAGCCCATCTAGGCCCGCGCGCAGCAGCGATGTTTTCAGCTTCTGCGGCTCGACCGCCAGGTCTGCGATGGACAACCCGAAGAAGCGGTGTGGCAGCGGGATCGGCGTGATGCTCACGAACGGCGGGCCGTCGCACTCCTCGTGGTCGAGCAACACGGACCCACAGCGCACGATCTTGCGCCACTCGGCGATCCCGTCGCCGTTGAAGTCCAGACGCAAGTAGCACTCGGTGATCCACACCACGCGCTGCGACTCGTCCGCCTCGGACTGCGCATCGCCGAACTCGTGGGGCATGTCGTCATCGAAGCTGCGCCGCTGCACCCGCTCGCCGGACATTGCGCCCGCGTTGTCGGTGGCGTCGCTGCCGATCTCGTCGACGTTGGCGTACCCCGCCGCGCGCAGGTCGCTGATCGTCTTCTCGACGCGATGCGCGCAGAAGGCCGCCGTATCGATGCTCTTGGCGCTGTGCGAGATCAGGAATTCCTCGGGGGGAACGTTCTCGATACGCACCCGCCCGCTGCCTGTCTGGCGCTTCACCACAACGTCGTAGACCGTCGCTGGGGCCGGCGCCTGCATGCCGACAGCGGCGAGGTTCTCGGCCACCTCATGCGCGCCAGGATCTGCCTTCGGGGTGATCGTGATGGGCTCGACGCCGGGATCGTTCAGCAAGATCTGCAGTTCGGCTTCACCGATGCTGCGGTAGGTCTCGCGCACGTCCTCGCGGCTGGCGTCCCACCACACCTTCATCACGCCGTTCTTCTGGATCAGGGCGTCCTTGATCCAGGTGTAGATCAGCGAGAACCCAGGGTTCTGCTTGAACAGGACGTAGTTGACGTAGTCCGTCGCCTGCTTGGCCGCAGCCTCGTCCTGTTGGCGCCGCGGCTGGAACTCGCAGACCTGATCAGACCCACAGAAGGTCTTGACGAGGCTCGGGAGCATCCACTCCACCGTGTCCGCCACGTCGGTGGAAACCACCGATGAGCGGCCATCGATGGCCGGCGCCGACAGTTCTCCGACCGGCTGGGCGAGGTAGAAATACTCGTTGCGGCGCCGCTGCTCGGACAGCGTGCCGCCCATGTATGCGACCGACTGGCGGATCTGCTCATCCGTCACCGCGATCAGCTCTGCGTCAGTCATCCCCCCGGGCTGGCCTGCTGTGCTGTCGTCTTCGTCGTCGAACATGTTGCGTGCAATGCAAAAAGCCCGCGGTTTGTGGCCTGCGGGCTTTTCTGGGCGGAATGGGTCAGGGCGAATTTACACCACTTCGGGTTCCCTGCATAGCGCCATCGCCAGTGCGTCGAGTGTGGCTCGCTCCAGGGCCGCGATCAGGTCCGGGTCGCCCGGCAGGCGCGGATTGCGCCACACAGCGGCTCCAGTGGCCTCTGCCCTGGCCATCACGCCGGCGCAGAGCTGCTGGTCGCTCGGCAGGCCGTCCACAGCGCGCCCCACGGCCTGCACGATCTCGCGCATCTCGTCGCTGTGGCTGTCGGCGTCCCCGCCGCGATAGCCGGCCCTGTAGCCGCGCGTCGATGGGCACTCGGACGGGTATCCCATGCCGGCGCACAGCCCCCGGCGATCTGCAAGCCACCACAGGCCCAGCATCTGGCGCACTGCGCCCCGTTGGTCTTCGGTCATCATGCGTACCCCAGCTTCGGATAGGTGAGCGGCTTTCCCCAGCTGCTGCTGGGCGGCTCGTGAGTGATGGCCAGCAGGCCGGCGGCGTCGGCGCTGTGGCTGGACCAGTCGTGATCTGGCCCCAGGCCGATGCCGCGTTGCTCGTCGCGCTTCTCGTGGTACCACCCCAGCGCAGCCCGGCCGCCGGCCGTGGTCGCCTCGTTGAACCACATGGCCGGCATTAGACGGCGAACGGCGTCGATGCGCTGGCGAGCGGCCCCGCGGCCCTGGTTCGGCACCACGGTGACGGCATAGCCCGCATCGCGGAAAGCCTTCTCGTAGGACGTGTCGTGCACCTTGTCCTGCGCGCTGCCGTCGTGCGGCAGGTAGACCGACAGCACATCAGGCCCGTAGCCGCGCTTTCGCAGCTCCGCGAAGTGGAATTCAGCGGTCTGGCCCACGGCCTCGTAATGATCCAGCACGCGCACCTGGTGGCCGACGTTCTGGCTGATCCACATCGCGAAGGCATCGGCGCGGGCCCCGGTGCCGCCGATGTCGACGTGCGCGCGCAGCTGCATCAGCGGGTCCCGAGGCACCACGCCGATCCGACCCTCTTGCTGTGCCAGCACCAGCCCGGCGGCGAAGTAGGCGCCCGGCAGGGTGGTCGCGTGTGCGCCCTCCCAGACGTGTTCGTACAGCTCCGGGCGCTCTTCCAGGTCACGCTGCCGGGCGCGATCCAGCATCGCCGGAAACCGCGGGTTGTCGCGCCAGTTGAGCTGCACCACCTTTACCCGCGGGTCGCTGCTGTCGCGCCAGCGCGCTTCGACCGGCGCCCCCTTGCGCTTCGGGTTCCACGTCACCCATAGTTCGGCGTTCCAGCCCGCGCCCTCCTCGCGCAGCGTGGGCACGACGATGGACCAGGCCTGTTCGGTGACCGGCTCAGCCTCATCGACCCACAGCAGCAGGATCCGGCCCTTCGACTTGATGCTCTCGATGTTCCGATCCAGGCCGCAGAACACGAACTCGATGCGCCGATCCTTCGATCGGATGAACGTGTCCCCGATCTCGTAGTAGGCGGACAGCACCGGGTTGTCCTGAATCGCGCGCTTGCACTCCTCCAGGCTCGAATCGGCCAGCGAGTTCATGAACTGCCGGCCGCACAGCACCAAC